CAACTGCGGTTATGATTGGTGGTATAGTTGTTTGCACTGATAATGTAAATCCAAGCGCACAATCTGTTCAGAGTGTTAGAATTATCAACGCTGGTGCTGGATATACACAATCTCCAGGAATTAAATTCATAGGAGGAGGTGGCAGTGGAGCAGCTGCAACATCAGTAATTGAAAACGGTATTATTGGTATTGTTACGGTAACAAGTGGTGGATCTGGGTATACAACTTCCCCAACTATCACATTTACCGGTATATCTACAGTATCTGCTGCAGCTACAGCCATTGTAAGTGCAACAGGAACAATAACGGCAGTTCATCTCTCTAATGCAGGTGCAGGATATACTCTTGCGCCAACAGTAACTATCTCAGCACCATCCTCAACTGCCACTGGCGATTTCCAGATTAATGAAGTTGTAACAGGATCAGTAAGTGGTGCTACTGCAAGAGTTAGAAATTGGAATTCGGGGACAAATATTTTAGATGTTTATAAAGTAAATGGATCATTCAAAGTCAGTGAAAATATTGTTGGATCTACATCTGGTGCTTCTCACCCATTATTATCTGCTGACACTAGCGTCCAGAGTGATGGATATGCTGATAATGATCAGATTGAATCAAACGCTGATTCTATTATTGACTTTAACGAAAGAAATCCATTTGGACAACCTTAACCTAAATAATTCTTATTAACTTATTGTTTGCAAGGGCAAAAAAATGTTTGAGTATTTTTATCACCAAATTTTACGAAAAACGGTGATTGCATTTGGAACTTTATTTAATGACATTTCAATCAAGCATACAAACTCCTCTGATATAGTCACAGATATTATTAAAGTCCCCCTTGCATACGGTCCAACGCAAAAATTTTTAGCGAGACTGGAACAATCCCCAGATCTTAGTAAATCAACTCAAATTACTTTGCCTAGAATGTCGTTTGAGTTCACTGGAATTACATATGATTCATCAAGAAAGGTTACTACAACTCAACAGTTTACCGTCGCTGATAAAACAACCAATACTGTAACAAAAAAAGCATATATGCCTGTGCCGTATAATATGCAGTTTGAATTAAGCATCATGTCAAAATTAAATGATGATGCACTACAAATTGTTGAGCAGATACTTCCTTATTTTCAACCAGCGTATAATCTAACAGTTACTCTTGTAGAATCTGGTATAAACGAAAAGAGAGATATTCCCATTGTGCTTGAAAATATTACAATGCAAGACGACTATGAGGGCAATTTTTCAACGAGAAGAGTTTTACTCTATACTTTAAGATTTTCTGCAAAGACATATCTATTTGGTCCAGTATCAACTGCTACTTCGGATATCGTTAGAACTGCAAAAATCAGTTATCTTGCTGGAACTGATACTACTAATACAACCAGAGAACTCGCATATGTTTCTACGCCTAGAGCGATTCAAAACTACACAGGAACTGTACTAACAAATCTCGCAAAAGATATTTCTATTACAGATACTATAATTAATGTTAATAGTAGTAGTGGAATTACTGCGGGAGTGTATTTAGATATTGATGATGAAGAACTTTTAGTAAAATCCATCAGTGGAAATAACATTACTGTTGAGCGTGGAAAAGATGGCACAAAAATTTCAACTCATTTAACAGGTGCCCCAGTTAAATCAATCACATCGGCAGACAATCTCTTAATTCCTGTTGGCGACGATTTTGGATTTAGTGGAAATATAACATAATTATGAAAATGTCAAAAAACTACGAAAATTTAGACAACACTTTTAATATAGAGAGCAGCATTATTTCTACTGAAAAAGAAAGTGTAAATATTGAAGTATCACCTTCAAATTTTGTTGATGATATTAAAAAAGATTATGATTATACAAGAGGAAACTTGTATAGTTTAATAGAAAAAGGACAGGAAGCAATTAATGGTATTTTGGAATTAGCACAAGAGAGTGAAATGCCAAGAGCTTATGAAGTAGCAGGACAATTAATAAAAAATGTTGCCGATGCCACTGATAAGTTAATGGATTTGCAAAAAAAAGTAAAAGAGGTTACTGATGATAGTGCAAAAGGACCAACAAATGTTACTAATGCTTTGTTTGTTGGATCCACTGCAGAATTAGCTAAACTATTGAAGCAAAACGAAAATGATAAAAAATGAACACAGAACTCAAAGAATTTTTCTCACTTATAGGCAAAGCCAAAAAAGAAAAAGAGGATGAGTTTAAGTCCCTTGTTGGAGAAATTAATATTGATTCCCTTTTTACGCAAGTCAAAGAATCAGTAAAAGAGGAAAAAGAAAAGAAAAAGAAAAAAGAAAAAGAAATTGAAAAGCAAGTTAAAGCTTTAGAATCTTGGTTGTATGCTGAACCTCTAAAAATTAAAAAAGAAGAAATTATTAAAGAGATTTCAGTTAAACAAGTAGAGTTACTATCTGATCAAATTACTGAAGAAGAACAAATAATTGAAACAACAGAGCAAGAAATTTTGCAGGTAGAGGTAGATGTAAAAAAAGAAAGCACCGTAGATAATGCTCTTAAAATTTTGGAGCAAATAAAGTCAAAAGAAGAAGTGCAGGAAAATATAAAAGATCCAGAAATTGCGAGAATAAGAAAAGAACTTGAATATTTAAAAAATCTTATAAGCACTCAGGGAGGTGGTGGTGAGGTTCGACTTGAGTTTTTAGATGATATTGATAGAAGCACTGCAAAAACAAATGACTTTTATTTGAGATATAACTCATCTTTAGATAAGTGGGTTGGAGCTGCAGTAACAAGTAGTGGTGGAGGGGGAACACAAACTTTAGATCAAACACTTGGATATGGAAATACCTCAAATATTGGAATGTCTGTTGGTGTTGTCACGGCAACATCATTTGTTGGACCTCTAACAGGTAATGCAACAGGTCTTTCAGGCACACCAAATATTAATGTTGGGTCAATTATTGCCTCCAGTGCGACAATCTCGGGCAATGTTTCCATAGGAGGAACTCTTACCTATGAAGATGTAACAAATGTAGACTCTATTGGAATTGTAACAGCTAGATCTGGTATTGAAATTGGAGCAGGTGGTGCTATTTCGTTGGTTTCTTTGGAAGCTGCGTCATCATCAACAACTACAACATCATCTACAAGTATTGATACTTTTGATATCACTAAATATCGCTCTGCTCAATATCAAATTCAAATAACAAGAGGATCACTTTATCATTTAACCACATTAAATGTTTTACATGATGGAACAGATGTTTATATCAGTGAATTTGGGACAATTAGAACTTCAGAATCTTTAGCGTCTTTTGATGCTGATATCAATTCTGGGAGTGTAAGAATTTTGGTTACTCCAACATCAAACACTTCAACAACTTTTAAAATGTCTAAAGTACTTACAAAAATCTAATGAAAACTTTTAAACAATTTCAAGAAGACTGGACGAATAAATATAAAAAGAGTATTGATTGCTCTAATCCGAAAGGATTTTCTCAGCGTGCTCATTGTGCGGGGAGAAAAAAAAGAGCAAGAGGTGAAAACACTAAGTCCAAACCAGTTGAATGACGAAAAACGGTCGTTGTCCTAAAGGGCAATATTATTGTTACACTAACAAAGAGTGTAAACCAATTCCCGCAGGATTTTTAATTGATCCAGCAGGAATGCTTGTAAAAGAAAATGGAGCATCAATTGATGAGGATGCGCGTATTCCAAAGAAACCAGGACAACCAGATAAATCTGATAAACATTCAGATCTTTATACAGATGAAGATCCGAAAGGAACAATTCACGGACTAGGGTTTAAAGATGTTCAAACTGCAAAACAGAGTGTCTCAAAAATAAGAAACTCTGGAAGATCTCATGCTCATAAAATCCAAGCAGCAATTGCTATGGAACAAAGAGCAAGAGTGGCAGGAAAAACTTCAGAGGCTGCTGTGTATAGAAAATTCATTAACTCTATGAAAAAGAAAACAAAACAAATGAATGAAGAGGGTCTTCGTGATTGGTTTGGTAAATCCAAATCAAAAGATGGTAAAGGCGGTTGGGTTAATGTTGTAACTGGTGGCACCTGTGCGAGTGATGAACCAGGCGAAGGAACTCCAAAGTGTGTCTCTTCGGCAAAAAGAGCAAGTATGACACAGGCAGAAAGATTATCCGCAGCAAGAAGAAAGAAAGCAGCAGATCCTGGACAACAACAAAAAACCGGTGCTGCAAAACCTACTTATGTTTCAACTGATTCACCTAAAAAGAAAACACGTAAAGAAGAAATAGATTTAGTAAGTTTGATTGAAAAAAATAATTGTAATCACACCAAAGAAGGTGTTAATTGTCCATGTCACGGAAAAAAGAGGTGTCCTGTAGTGATAGAATCAAAAGATCACGAATACTCTATGGCTCGTTCAGAACTTTCTACAATTATAAGTGCTGCTAAAAGACTCAAAACTAAAATGGCAAAAGGTGAGGGTAATGTGGAAGCATGGGTGCAATCAAAAATTACCAAAGCTGCAGATTACCTAGATAGTGCAGCAGATTACGTTGACAGCGGAGAAATGAACGAAGAGTCCGATAAAAAAGGTAAAGGTAGCGGCACAAAAGATGCTTGTTACCATAAGGTTAAGTCAAGATATCGCGTCTGGCCCTCTGCATATGCCTCTGGAGCACTAGTGAAATGCCGTAAGGTAGGTGCTGCTA